CCGTGGCTCATGATGTACAGCTGATACGCCGCGGAATACTTCATGCCAGCGTCGATCTTCGGCTGCATTTCCTGCCGCATTGACTTCTTCCGGACACCGTGTGACAGGATGTACAGCAGCTGCGCATTGTTTATCGGCTCGCCCTGCCGGGCCGCCTTCTTTTCCGGAATGCCGACCATGATGCGCTTGCGTTTCAGCTTTTCAATCCGGGAAATAAGCCCGTCAAAGCCCCCGTTTTGAGCTGTGTGCTGCACATTGACCGTTACCATATGTACATCCCGCCTTTAGCAAGCCGCTTGGCTATGGACGCATACAGCACCCCGAACCGGGTCAGCTTGAAGTCAGCCCAACCGGCCAGGTCCTGCACCGCCGACGTGTCCAGTGAATAACTGACACCGTCTGCAGACTCGCTGGTAACCGTACCAATGGAACTCCCGGCCGCCACGATATCGTCAGCACTGGCGCCCTCCGGCACACTCCCCTGCAGCCACAGCGTGACCATGTGCGCACAATAGAGCCCGCAGCAATACGTCCACATCCGTCCAAACCGCTGCTCACTCACAACATTGTTAGTCAGCTCAATGAACATCTCCAGCACCGCGCTCGGCACAACCGGCTGATCATCCACGACCGTCGCAAACTGCGGATAAGCCGCCAGAAACTGCTCCGAGGTGTAGGTGCTGTTGTTCGGCTTTTTGATGCCGGACGCCTGGGCCCGCAAGTGCAGCAGGACCGTGCCAATGCACGGATTCATCATTTCTTTTTAGCGGCGGTCTTTTTAGGTGCAGTTTTTTCTTCTGCAGTTTTTTCTTCTGCAGCTTTTTCTTCGGCAGGGTCGTTTTCGCCAGAATTAGAACCCTGCACGATAGGAGCCTGGGCCAGTTTTACCAAAGAGCCGTCCTTCACTGCCAGCGGGAAAAGCGGGTCTTTTTCGATCCAGTCCGGAGCAGCCTGAATGTTGTTGCCACCCATGGACACAAAAACCTCTGCACCCCCACGAAAACGTAATTTTTTCTTTGTCAAAATCTGCATATGTACGCCCTCCTTGTAATAAAAACGCCCGGTCCTTTTTCAGGACCGGGCTGTGTGAATGTTAGATGCCGTCGAAGTAGCCAACCGGCTGGTAGTAGTTGAATTTAACCGGGCCGAACTGTGCTGCATACAAGGTCAGGTAAGCGGCCTGCAGCAGATCAGGCTGGGTCATGGCGCGGGTGTTCGGAACGGTGATATCATAATACAACATGTCTTCGTCGTTCACGTAAGCAACCGCACGGTCGGTACCGCCTGCGCCGGCGCCTTTGCACCAGCGGCAAGGCACGATGCTAATATCCACACCCTGGCGCTTTGCAATGTTGTTCTCCAGCAGATATTCCAGGATGGACTTATCTGCTGTGCCAGAAACTTTATGCAATGAAATATACGCATACTGCTCGGGCGGAATCAGAATGTGATTCGGCATGCCCTTCATGTCGTACTCGGACGCGGTCCAGCCGGAAACCAGCATGTCGTTAATGTCCTGTAAAATTTCGTCCGGGTATTTCTTATCCCATGTAGTATACCCATCGGTACCGGTAGCCACAGCGCTGACCGTAACATTCGCGTCGTTCACCAGGCCGGTGGTACCGTAATCGGTAAAGCCGGTGTAGACGTTCATGTCCAGCGTTTTGTTGTAATTCAGACGGATGCCCTTGTTCATCAGGTCTTCCAGGTTCCGGCCGATCTGCTTGGATTTCTGCAGGTCAATGAATTTTACCTTCAGAACGTTCATCCAGGATAAGGTCGGGAACAGGTTTTTGTTCATGTCAACCTGAACGATAGGAACCGCGTTCGTTGCGGAACCGACGATACCGTTCTGGTTAGCACCGGAAGTCGCGTAACCTACGTCGTAGGTGCTGGTGTATTCCACCCAGCCGCCGCCAGTCTTGGCAACGATATCGCGCTGCCAGGTCACGCTGGTCAGCGGTTCACGGACTTTCGGGTCGATCTTTTCTAATTCAGCCTGCAGGAACGCCATGCCGGAAGCAACGGCGGCGTCTGCACCGCGGCCATACCCGCCCTTCGGCTGGTAAAATTTGTGGCCGCCCTGGCTCATTGCGTAGGACGCAGCCTGGGCCAGATTTGCGTCAGGTAAACCTAAAAATGCCATAATCAATACCTCCTCTTACGGATTTACACGGGTCAGCACGGTGACCTCGCAAATACGGTCGGCGTCCATTGCGCCGGTGGTCCATTTCACGTTAGGCAGCAGGACGGTGTTTGCACCATCGGCCGCCGCTTCGAAACCACCAACTACGCCGTTCGCAATAGATGCATTCGCAGCAATACGAACGTAAACGGCGCCGCCTGCGGTCGGCGTGCCAACGTTGCACACTACAGTAACAGCACCGCGGGTCAGCGCGTCCATTACCTGGCCGGGCTGATATTCAACAATGTTCTGGTTGAAATAATTGGTGGCGTTCTTTACCACACGAACGGCGATGCCGCCAAAGTCAGCAGCCGTGAAGCCAGCACCAACCAGCTCGTAGCTGTTGTCGCTGTTCAGCTTCACACAGGCACCAAAAGGTACCGCAGCGGAGCTGCTCTTCAGTTTACGCGCAACGGTCACGTCATCCGGGGTGCGCGCATAGTTACCAGGGTAGCCATACCCTAAAGAAATGCCGATAGCTTTACCTGCCATGGTTTATACCTCCTTCTTGTAATGCGGATTGTATTTTGCCGCAATCTCACGGCCCAGCGCCGCATCATCTGCCGGTTTGGAATCGTTTGCCCGGCGGGTAGCCTTCTGAATAGCCACGTAGCCGGAGTCGCGCACATTGCCGCGGATCATCTGCGCCAGTGCGTCAGCAGCCCGACGACGCTGTGCTTTATTCGGGATAGCAGCCACCACCGGGCGCAGTGCTTTGATGGTTTCAATAGCAGCATCGCGCGCGCCGCAGTTATCCTCCACAACGTCCTCGGATTCTTCTGCTTCGATCAGGCCGTCAGTAACCGCGCTCTGGGATTTGTTGATTTCTTCCGGATCCGCTTCCTCAGCGTCCTCATCTTCAACGTCTTCCCGTTCGGTCAATTCTTCCTCCAGCGCGTCCAGAGCGTCGCCTTCTTCCTCGTCGACTTCGGCCTCTTCGCCAGATTCTTCTTCGATTTCTTTCGGAACCGTGTCCTCGGCCGGCGGTGCCAGCTTCGCAGTCAGGTCCGCAAGAGCATCCTCAATGCGTTTAAACCGGGCTTCATTCGGGTCTTCCGGTTCTGTAGGGCTTTCATCCTTGCCGTCACCGTTGACCAGTTTCGCAGCCTCCAGCGCTTCTTCAGGGTCGGCGTCCTTGGCGAACGCAGCCCACATGCGCTGTAAAATATTGCCTTTAGTCATGTGCTTTTGTCTCCTTTCCATAGCGTGATCATGTATGGCCACGCCGTGACCGGCGCGACCTTTATCCACGACAGCAACGTGGTTCCCGCGAATTTCCCTTTGTTCCAAGGTGTGGTCGCCCGTCGGAACCCACAAGCAGTTATACCCGCAAGAGATCTCACGTTTGCCGTCTTGAACCGCGCGAACCAACGCGCCATCATGGATAACTAAATCAGCAACCAGGCAGCCTTCATACTTGCCTGTGCCTTTCCGGACGTCCCGCACAACGCCCCGAGTGTATCGTCCGTAATTTTCGGACGTCACGTCTTCATCCGGGTGGTTTTCCGTTACCGGCTTACCCTCAAAAGACGCCACCGCCGCCGGGGAAAAGACCTCATCTGCCGGACGGTACACCTTAAAAATTTCATCCGGGCGCTCGGTCTGTCCGATCTCCCGCCCCAGATAGTCCTGCACGCCAACGCGTGCGATGGGAACGTCCCTGCAAATTAAAAAGCCCTCCGGCGTGCGACTGATGCTGTCGGAGATGCGGCTCCCATAATATGCGGTTTTCATGCTGCGGCAGCACCTCCTATCGCTTTAAATTGGGCCAGCGTCATCCATTGGATGCGGCCCCCGTAATAAACTTTGTGTGGCCAGCGGATATCGGAGAACATGATCAGCGGCTCCGGATAGCACCGGCAGTTAAAAATATTACCCGCGTGGTAATTTCCGTAGGTCCGGCTTTCGCCAGCCAGTGCTTCTGGGCTCGGCGGGTCGTCCCAGTTTATGAGCACCCCGTCCATGAGCCTGTGAGAGCTTCTGACGCGCGAATCTTCCTCAGACCGCCATACATACCAGCGGATGCCTGTCGCCTCGCTACGGGCCTGTGTGAGCGCCGTGGACGCCTTGCTGGATTCGGTCCTTGCTATCAGCATCGCGTGCGCCCGGGTCATATGCGGCCATTTTCCCAGGACGTCCTCCATAATTGCCTCCGGACGCAGGCCCTCGTTGGCTTCCCGGGCCACCATTTCCGTGACTTGGTGCGCTATGGTCTCCGGCATGGATTTGATCACTTCCGCGTTCCTGTCCACAATGTCCCAGAACACTGTGCCGACGTGCGTCTGCGCCAGCTCTTTCTGGAGCGCCGTGTACACGATGCGGCCTTTGGCCCCGGACCGGGCCGCCTCCCGCCACGTTCGGTGCCCATCGGAAAAGATGTGCGTCGCGATGGACCTCGCCAATATCGCCGCCGCTTTCTGGTAGGTAGGGCTGCGGGCGTACCTTCGGATAGCCGCAGCCAATAAAAAAGGACTCCGGATCCGAGATAACTCGGTCCGAAGTCCCTGTATCATTCGCGCCAGCGCCGCGCCGTACCGGCGCTCAACTGATCGCTTTAGTTGCCATTGTGT